TGGTTCAACTGTTATTTCTTGAACCATAGGTTCTTTAACCTCTATTGTTTTTTGTTTTTTTGCCATAATATAATATATAATAAAATTAATAAAAATAAAAGGCCGAGGCCGAAGCCCCGGTCTTTTAAAATAATTGTGCCTACTTCATTAACATAAAGTTGTTTGCACCTTGTGTAACTAAACATCTTTCTGATAACATATGGATTTGCATCGCGTCAAGTGCAGATGTAGCAGCACCAACCGAACCAGTAACCCAAGTTTTTAACTTTCTATCATCAGTTTGAGAAGCTCTATAACGAACGTGTAAGAAAGGACGTTTAAGGTTCTTTCCTAATTGTTGGTCATAAACAGTTGAAGTTCCAGCTGGAACCATAACTCCTCTAATTGCGCCAGCACTATAAGCAGCGTTAATACCACCTCTAGTAGCTTTGTCATTTAAATATCTAAAGTCAGATTTATAGAAATCGTAAGATCCACGTCTAAAACCAGAGAAACCTAAATTAAGTGCCATATCTTCTGAGTTGTTAAATACTCCGTAAGAAGTACCACCAGCTCCGTAAGAATTCATAGAAGCTAACATGTCATCCATTGCCAACGAAGTAGCTCTATTAACGAACATCATATTTTCTTCAATAGCACCTTGAGAATCAAATTCAGCTAAGATAGCGTCAAATTCAGCTAAATCAGTAGCCGCATTAACACCAGTAATACCAGAAGTTAAATTACCTCTAGCAGTAATAGCAGCGAATAAACCTTCAGTACCAGTAGAATTAGCAGTATCAGCACCATAAATAAAGTCATCAACCGCATTCGAACTAGCATCAAGACGATCGATTACACCTTCTAACATTGACATTTCTAAATAATCAGTAAATCTAGCTCTTGTATCAGCTTCAGCTTTTAAGTACCATAAGTATCCAGAACCACCTCCTTCAGAAGTTGTCTCAACCCAACCAACTCTAGCTGTATCAGAACCTGATACTTCGTAGTAATCTTTCATGATAATTGGTTTGTTACTAAAAGTTTTAAAGTCTGGTTCGTTAGCACCTCTAGTATCAGAGTGTGTACCATCTTTTTGGTTGTAACCAACACCTTTTGCGTATTCAGAACCATAAACTAATATAGTAGTCGCTTGTTCAGCAGTATTTCCTGAAGTTGGTATTGTAGTTGCATCGTAAGTTTTAACAGTAATATCAGCTCTATTAGAACCATCGATAGCTGTTACCATACCTTTGTAAACGCCAGTAGGTGCAGCTACGATAACCGTGTCATTTAATCTAACACCGTGAGTAGTCATACCAGCCAACGCATAACCATTTCCATCTATATCAGATTGAATAGTTATAACGTGATCAGCATCGATAACACATTTGTAAGATAAATGTAAACGACCTTGCTCAGACCAAACAACTTGATCAGCTTGCATCGCTTCTTCAGCTCCTACTTGTGAAAGAAATCCAGATATAGTCCTAGGACCAAATACCTCTGCTTCTTTCTCCATAAGATCTGGTAAATATTGTTGAGCCCAACCCATGTCTGTGTTGAAGTCTAGGTAATTTGTAACTAGTGTTTGTTGCACTGGTGCTGGAACACTATTCAAACTACCTCCTGCAGTAATTGCCATAATTTTAAATTTTTAATTTGTTATTTTTTGTTTTTAATTTTAAATTTGAAATCAGCAGCATCTTCACCTATTACTCTTGCTTTAAAACCTCCGGAATCAAAATTATTATTTAACTCTTGTCTTGGTTTCATGTTTATGTTCTTAGATTCGTCAATACTTGTTCTTAGAGCATCGGCTTTTCCTTGTTCATAAAAATGTTTTGCAACAGCATCAGGATTCATTGCGGCGTATAGGGCTTTGTGATAACCTGCTTCATCGCGCATTTGACCATCATTATCAAGAAACTTTCCGATAAAATTGTTAATGTCGCTCTGAGTATCCTTCACCTTATTCACATCGTTAACGTTAAACCTAAACTTCTTCTCACCGGTCTCAAATTCAAAACCTTTGAATTGATCTCCAAAAAACCTGTTAGTTTTGTTTAGAAAATTAGCTTTAGCTTTTTCTTCGTAACTTCGCGTCTGTTCTGCCTCTTTCGAGTGTTTATTGAAGTAATCAATAGCGTTCTGCTGCTCTGTTGTGAGCTTACTTCCAGCTTTGATATCTTCATAATATTTAGACTTTTCACCGTCTAAATGTTGTCTTGCCTGAGCAACATGCTCTTTTAAGGCTAGTTTTTTTCTTTTTATCTCTTTATCGTCGTCAATATCTTCGTCGTAAGAGAACGTGTCTTCCATAAGGAAGTTAATTTCTTCTGCGTTTAAATGAGGTTTAGTTTGCTTATAGTGCTCATATAGTACATCTTGATCATCCATCTCACTATAATCTCTATTAAGTTTTATATAATCATTTAAATCACCACCAGTTTCATCCATAAAGTTAACTAACTTCTGAATATTCTCTGGCAAAGGTTTGCCAGTTTCCATAGATTCTTTTAAAGCCTCGGTAGTTACATCAGTTATCTCCTCGGTTTCATTAGTAATTTCTTCTATTACTGGTATATCCTGTTTTTCTACTTCTTGAACTTCAGTTTCAGGTTTAATCTCTTCAACTGGTTTTTCTTCTGGTGGATTGTTTAAATCAACCTTAGTTACAGATTCTTCTTCTATAACAGGTTTCATCTTCATTTTTTCTTTAACCTTTGTAACATTACCTTTTGTTTCGTTACCGTCTGGTTGTTTCTCCATCTTTTCTTTTACTTTTAACGAACCAGTTTCGTTGTCTACAACTGGCTCTTCTTTTTTCTTTTTTGCCATAATATAATATAATAATAATTAATAAATTTTAAATACCTAAGTTAAAACCCCCAAGTACATCATTACCTGATGACTCAAAGTTTTTAGCTGGTTTTTGGTTTTCTTTTTGATCAAGTAACTCACTTTGCTGTGTTGCTTGTATTTTTGTTCTATTGTCTTTGCGATTTTCAGTTAATAATTGTGTAGCTGATTTAGTCTTAGCTTCTAATTGTTTTAATTGCATTGCATACTGGAATTCTAATTGCATTAGTTTTTCTTTGATAGCGGATTCTTGCTGTAATATCTGAGCTTTACCATCTATCTTTAACTGCTCTAATTGCTTTTGAGTTTCTAGCGAAGATTTATTCTTTTTAATCTCAGCTTCAGATGCTGCTGTAGTCGCCTCTGCTTGTGCTTTTCCTTGAGCAGCTGTTTGTTCTAGTTGTTTTTGCTGGTCTTCTTCTCCCTTCTTTTTACGTCTTATCTTTAAAAGTTGATTAGCTAACTTAACATTTTTAATAGCTCTTAAGTCAATAGCGTCTTCCAACTCAATATTACCTTGACTCAACGCCCCACCAATATTATTTTCTAACATCGCTTTCTCCTCTTCATCTGGTTCTAATTCTAAAAATATACCAAAATCGTATAAATGTAGATTAGACATTTCCTGTAGTGTAGCCACGTTGTGAGCGCCTATAGATTCTATAAAAGCATTTTTTGTTGGAGAGTATTCTATAATATCTGATATTCTAAGTGATAATTGTTCTGCTACCTCAGCTGTCAAAAACATACCACTGTTTAATATGTGTCTAGTTGCTGTATTACTATTTGCAGCAGCCATCTTTTGAACGCCCACTAAAGATCTTTCAGCCGGGGTCGATCCGTCACTAGCCTCGTTTAACCCGGTTACATCTCTTATCATTTGTAAATAATAATTATAAGTCTGTATTAAGCTTTGCATCTTCTGACCGCCACCTCCACTTTGTATTTCTTGAATAGGTATTTTACCTGGATTACCCTCTCCATCTATAGTCATTGATCTACCAACTATACTACCAGTTTGGAAGAACATGTTTAATGCTTCTTGTGGGTTGTAATTTGTTCCATTACCTAAATCAACCTCAGCTAAACCATCTATATCTAAAAATATACCATCTGGCGTCATTCTCGCTAATACTTGTTGTATTTTCAAGTGAGTCAATTGAATCATATCAGCAAAACCAGTTATACGGTTAACTAACGAATCAATTCTACCCTCATATATTCTAGGCGCGACAATAGCATAGTTCATTTTAACCTTAGTGTAATCACTCTTTGGTCTCATCATATTACTAGCTTTACCCCATTTAAGAAGTTTATCTGTACCTAATACATATGCGCCCTCGTATAAGCACTCTAAGTTTCTTGATACTTTTTCGTATCTATCATCTTGAGGCAACTTATCATCTTTAACTATAGCTTTGTCTCCACCACTACCTGTTTTTTTAATCTTATAAACCTCGTTCATATAGGTTTTATAGTTAAAATAAAGCACTTCTACTTGGTTTTTATCATTCTCAATAACACCATTCTTACTATAAGAATTACTACCTCTTTTAGAAACTATGTCTTCTAAATCGTTTTGTGTTAAAAATGGAAACTGTTTTACCAATTCGTTTACTGGTATCATCTTGACCTCACCTACATAATAGATATCATCAAAGAAAGGTGAGTCTGTATGTGAATATACTAAGTTTGCCGGATCAACATAATCAATAACAACACCCTCTGAGGTATTGAAAGATGTTTTAACAGCACCTATACCACAAACCACTAGATCTTGATAAAATCTTCGTTTAATCAAATCATATTGATTCCCACGAAGCAACATATTAATAGCTTGTTCTTCTGCAATTTCTATAGATTGCTTATAATCAAGTTGCATGTGTAACGATAACTCTTCTTCTGACGCTGGTAAAGCTTCTGTCTTACTTTCTTTGGTATTTATAAAGAAATTGTCTTGCACAAATTTATCAAACTCAGCCATAGACATGTCATCTTGGATAGCTTGCATATATTCAGTTCTTTTAACAACTCCAAATGGATCTTGTGAATATGCTTTTACATCATATAACCTCTCAGCAATACCGTTAACAACAATGTCCACAAATTTAGATATAATTGGAACAGGCGTCCAATCTAAATTTAAATAGGACAAATCACCGTTTATAGATAACTCATCCTTATATTTTTGAACATTTTGTTCTCCCCTAGCATATAAACGTAGGTTATGTATTTTCGAACTATTGTGATTATATCTATTGGAGTTGTTAGTCTTACCATACCATTCATGCTGAATAGCTTTAGCTACTTTCAGCCCATAATCGTAACTCATTTTTTCTAAATCACTAACAACTTGACTTGGGAAATTTATATTTATAACTGATTCAGCCATCTTTAATTTTTAATTATTTTACTTGACATACTACTTTGGTCGTATTTTGCAAAACTAATATCTATAGATTGTCTTTTTATCTTAGCGTTAGGTGCGTATAAGTGTCTATTGTTGGCCATAATAGCTAAACCAGAACTTATAGATGCATCAAACTTTGTACGTTTGTTTATATCAAACCTACTCCAATCATTTAACAATTCGTTAAAGTAAACATTACCAATTCCTCCATCTGACATTAAACCAACATGATCTTGTATATACATTTCAATTGCAGCTGCGTGCGCTTGTTTAATATCTTCACTAGAGTTTGGTATACCTCCAACCTCTTTTTCTGCTACAGATAATTTGTTCCAAACTTTATCAGGTCTATTCATAGAGAATCCTCTATACCCTCTTCTTCTTAAATAGTATAATAATCTAGGTTTATTATTCTCTGCAAGTATTGGCATTCCATAAAACACTAACGCCATTAAAACATCTTCAAAGAACATCTCAGCTGTTGGTGGTCTTGATAAGTATTCTAAGAAGAAGGTGTTTGCTGGAGCATTCTCCATACTAAATTTAGTTAGACCGTGTAAAGCTCCTTTTGATCCTTTACCATCTACAGTTCCTGATATATCATAACTATCACACCCAAAAGCTCCTATATGTTCATTACCAGGGTATTTAACTCCATTTTTAAGTATTACGTTATTCTGTATATCCCGTGGTGGTGTCCAACTTAGTTTAAATCTACCATTTGGATCTGGATAATATATAACTTGAGAATCTTTTATTCCATTTACCCATTGAAAATTACCCTTTGTAATTCCCAAGGTTCTAGACATCTCTTCGTTATAATCTATTTGTTCATATATTTTAACTAAATTAAATATACTTCCTTTCGCCTCGTCTCTAAACGCGTGTTCAGTTGTCCTTGGAAATTGGCGATAAAACTCATTTAAAGCGTCGTGATCATCTTTAAGACCGTCGACTTCATTTTGCCAATTATCTATTACTCCTACATCTATTAATTCACCGTCTGGCGCAAGTCTGTCGATATCAGGAGTAGTAAAGACTGGAACTCCATACTCGTCAATAAATCCTTCGTAGTTCCACTCCATTGGGATAAAAAGAGAGTATAGTCCAGATTTTGTCTGACCATTTCTATTTCTTTTTGTGACATCTGAGGCATTATATAATTTTTTAAAGTTTTCTCCACCTTTATCTAAAGCATTTGAAGTTGAGCCCATCATACATTTACCAACTATCCTACTACCTAATCGTAAACATGTTTTTGTGACTCTCCAGTTATTTAAAATATTATCGGGTCTCTCCCATTTCCCACTCTCATCATGTACTAGTAGATTTAGTTTTTCACCATCGTAACTGTTATCTCCGGTATTCTTCCAATCAATCGTTGTATCTAACCCTTGAATATCTTCCAGTTTTTCATTCGCTGTGATTTTCTTTCTCGTAAACTTACTAGCAGGTACTCTGTAAGCGAGTTCAGATTTAGGACGATCCATACCATCTTGGATGGGTTTAAAAAAGAATGGATAGTTAATCGATATAGGAACCACTTTGTCTGTGAACATTTTTTTCGCATCTGAACCTGTTTTAGATAGTATACCATATCTACTATCACTCGCGAGAGTGGCTAAATTAACAGCTTCTGCTGACGACATGAAAGAAAATCCAGAACGTCTATTTTTAAGATAACACATGCCGTAGCATCTTTTATCTACTTTACATGCTTCCCAGAATATATAAAATAGTCTATTTGCTTCTCTGAAATCTGGAGCCCCAACATCTATCTTACTCCATTGCAAGTACATATAGTGCGTACCTGTTACATAAGTCGGTTTACCATTATTTGTAAACCAGAATCCTTCTTCCCTTCTTTTAAACTCTTCATCTATATAATCGAACCATTGTTCCTTTTGTTCTTCCGGATAACTTCTCCAATCAAAGATATTTTTAATATTCTTTAACTCATCAGGGTATTCAGCTTTAACCCATTTATTCTTTTTATGTTTAAAGATATTTTTAGGTGGCTTAGGTAAAGCTATCTTTAACCCTTGTATTTCATAAACCTCACCAATCTGACCATTGTGAGATAACACTATGATATCATGTTCTTTATCGTAACCGTGTTTCCATTTCTTACCCTTATTAAGCCTACTTAACGTAGTCTTTTTTATAGGATCAACTATCTTATATAAATCTTGCTCGTACATTATTTGGATCTTCCTTCTGCAAATCCTTTAAAAACTCTTTCTTTCTTTTCTTCAGGCGTTTTACCTTCCAAAAGGTTCTCTTCTTCTTGAATTCTGTTAAGTATTTCGAATGCGTCAAATATAGCTAGTTTTTTAGTAGCCGCGGCATTCTTCAATCTATCTGCTGATATATCATCGTCTGAATCAACGATTGCTTCCTTCGCTACTTTAATCAGCTCTTCAACTGCCTTGTGCCCAGCTTGGATTATATTCTTCTTCGTCTCCTTGATATTCATATTTGA